ATTTCTTTTCCGTCAACATCAAGTGTAAGTTCAACACTTGTGTCCATATCATCAACTGATTTTCCGTCAACCTCTCTTCTTACAACCGGATTATCCTTTAATTCATAATCACAGTTAAACAAGCACCACAGATAAGCCGTGGCAATAGTTGACTTACCTTTGCCGTTCTTAGCCATAATCTTTGTGATGGCGTAAAAATCAAACTCTGCGTGTGCATAGCACATAAAGTTTTCAAGAACTACCTTTTTTAAAACTGCTCTCATAGTTTCTTCCTTTCCCACCAATCTTTTATTGCTTCTGCAATTGCCTTTCCGGCATCTTCGTTTTTTAAAGCTTCTCCCAACTTATGAGCGTTGTAATAAATATCACACGGCTCACTTATTACTGTTGCAACATTCCAAATCGGTATTGCTGCAAAATAGCCGTTACTGTTGTGCCCGATAATAGTTCGGTACTCATAGCCATTCCAAGTAATTTTCAGTTCATAAATGGCATCAATAGCCAATTCCGAAATAACTTTTGCCTGCATGTTTTTTCCTTCCTTTGCTAAATAATCAGCATTTCATTTACTGATACTTCGTAAGTAATTCCTTTCTCAACATTGCCGGTATCCATATGTTTTGTATAAATCCGGCTCTGTAAGCGCCCTTCAACACATATTTCAGTGCCGTTAGGTAATCTTTTGCACCTTTTCGCATCTGTACCCCAAAATATTACCGGGACATATGTACTGCCGACCTTAAGGATTGTACTTGTTAATGAAGCTTTGTTGTTGCAAACCCTTTTATGATAAGGTCTTCTGCATATAATCCCCCTTAACATCACACTATTTTCGTAATGCTCATCAGGGTTATGTTCTATCGCATCAAGAATGCTTATATACATTTCCTGATGCCCGGCTTTTTCTCTGAAATTTATTTCACCGGATATCTCAATCTTTGAAGCTGATGTGAATGATGCAATATCTATATTTTCAGCAACACATATAAAGCTGTCTGTATTGCCTGATTTTCGCCGCACCTCAAGAATTAATGTGTTCTCACTTGCAAAGTGTGGTGTTCCTATCGCTATCACATGATTCATACTCTCTCCTTGTTGTCTACCGAACATCTACAACCTTGCCATCATGAATGACAAAATCAAAATTAAGCTTCTCATGAATGGCTTCAATCTCAGGTATGCTCATCTCATTAAAATCTGTAATTATCATTTACGCCTGCCTCCTTTCCAAAATTTATCTACCGCACGCTTTTTACCCGTTTCCTTATTAATCAGTTTAAGGTAAAAATCAGTTTCCTCAGCAAGCATCCAATTACCGGCATTCAATCCATTTGCTGTCACTATCTGTTTCTGCTGTCTTGTCAGCCTTTTTGGTTGCTTCATGCTTCTTCTCTTCCTTTCTTATGCAATTCGCTGTAAAAACAACTATTCCAAACGCTTCTATCAGCAGAATCATTGCTACACCGCACCAAAACTGTGGAATATACATTAATAATCTCTCCTTTCAACACATACTTTGTGTTCCTGTTTACCAAACTCAAGTGCATCTTTGTGGCTGTCAAAGTAGATATCTATTCGATTGCCCTTAATTTTTCCACCGCAATCTTCCGCGACGTAATCACCAACACCATCTATGTAAACAATGCTTCCGTATGGTATTACATTTGGGTCGACTGCAACTGTACGCCCTTGCTTGGCTTTTCTTCCTGCAGCTGTTACTCTGTCAGACTTGCCGCAACATTTTTCACAGTGGCAATATGCTGTGATTACAAATGTCTGCCATTCAATCAGATCGGTTTTTGCTTCTTGAGCTGTTGGTTGCGCTGTAAAGTTTTTCGAGTAATCAGTGCTTGATATCTCGCAAGCTGGTGCATCAACTCTTAGGCTGAATGTCATGCTCGCTATCAGTGTTAGGATTATTACTCCTGTCCGCTTAATCTCAAACACCCCCTAAAGGCTAATCTGAGCATTAGCATTGGAAATCTGCTCTGCAAGCGGCACTGTTGGCTCATAGCAATCAATGTATTCATGTACATCTGCTATGTACTTACGCTTAATGCTCTTGTATGTAGAAACACATCCAAACTGATGCTTGAGTGAATTATAGATATCCGCATATACGGAGCCACGTATACTACAATCCCTGTACGCTTCGCTGTCTTTACCGCCAAGAACCTTGACACCCTTGCGGCGCACATGCTGTTGTACCTCGTCTATCTCACAGCCATATAAAGGAACATTGTCCTTAAGCTCCGTCATATCTTCCTTAATAGAATTGACAGTCTGCTCTAATTCCGTATATCCCTGCGCAAGAAGCTGTATCTGACCGCTAGTTGTCTTTGGCATACTATAACCGCCTGTTTTTCTGATAGACGGAAGAACCTCTCCTGTAACCCATTCTGTAAATCTCTCTGCGCTGTCTTTACGGCTCTGAAAGATTGTCTTGTAAAGGTTGCTTTCATTAATAAATGTAGCTTCCTGTTCTCTGCCTAATCTGTCGGTGACCTTACTTGTAGTAACCCCATCCGCTTTAAGCCTTGCTTTAACTCTACTTACCTGTCCAAGTTCCAATGCCTTGCACACATCAGCCAAGCAAAACATAGGCTCGTTATCTTTAGTGATAGTTCTAATTTCTCCAAACTCTTCACTGTTGAAAATTTGTAAATCGTTCATACTATTCCTTTCTATCAGCTTTCTCTGATTCTCTTACCATTGCCATTCCCTCGGCGACACCAAGAATGTAATTCTTCTTGTTATCGTCAAGCTTAGGGATTGTGTCGGACAGCTTCTTGATGATTTCCTTTTCCTTTTCGCTCATTTAATTCACTTCCTTTCTGTTGACCTTGTAAACATAGTATAGTCCCCTAGAAACATCTTGTCAATAGTTTTTTGTTGACTTAGGGACTTTTTTGTTATATAGTAATGATGAAAGGAGGCTTGAAAATGAATGAAAGAATAAAAAGCCTAAGAAAGTCTTTAAGTATGACACAAGAGGAATTTTCTAAGCGAATCGGTTTGTCGAGAAATTTTATTGCCCAAGTAGAAATTGGAACAAAAACTCCGTCAGATAGAACTATTTCTGATATTTGTAGAGAATTTAATGTCAATGAAGAATGGCTGCGAACTGGGAACGGAAAAATGTTTAAATCCCGCACAAGAGAGCAAGAAATAGGTGCTTTTGTTAATGAAGTTATGGAATTGAACGATGACAGCTTTGAAAAGAAGCTTGTTAGTGCATTAGCAAGGCTCGAGCCTAAAGATTGGGAATGTTTGGAAGCTATCGCAAAGAAATTGCTAGACGACAAGTAGAAAAAGAGAGGGTTATTCCCTCTCTTTTGTCATGTTACGGATAAATCTATATATTTGTTCTAATATCCATGTATCTTCTATTGTATTTATTAATGTGGTTATCTTCTGTCTGTACTCTTCATTACTCATGGTTCCCCCTATTATGCACGTAACTAAAGTAGCGATGGCATTATTATAGAACATCAGTTCTTGCTTGTCAATATAGGAAGAGACAGAGCGACGCCAACCCCTCTGCCTCTTCCGCCAGAACTTGAATGCCTCTCGCAAGAGACATACTTATTATAACTTACTTACTCAGCGAGTAAAAGGCTTAAACAACCGCATTAATCGACACTTTGCGCAAGGTATTTCTGCCTAAACGCTTCATAGTCATCTGTAAAGCCCCTAACCATTTCAGCCTTGTTTATCGGAGTTGTAGCGTAAACCGAATACCACCAATTCACTTCACTGTCCTGTGGCTCTCTGTGAAGAATGTTCAGATACAGTTCAGTTCTTATCCAATGCTTAACGCCCTCTTCGCATTCCTGTAATTCGCTTGATACGTCATACCATGAATATGTACCATTCGCAAGAAGTTCGGCGTAATCAGCTGCATTGCCTATCTCACGTCCAAAAAGTGTCAGCGCAAGTCTGTTTACCTCATATATAAGCTGTTCTCTTGATTTATTCATAACATTACCTCCGTCAATATCATATATGCCGTTTAGGGATTCTGTGTTATCCTGTTCCGAATTGTCTGTATCATCGGTATTATTCGTGTTATCACCATAGTAATCATAAACATCATTTACAGATACATTAAAGCGGCTGTACCAATCAGTAATATTTTCACCTGTCACTTCATTTCCCCACCAATGAGTATTTTTATAGCCGCCATTCTGCCTGTTATCAAGGTGGATTGAAGCATTTGTTATATATCCAATGCCGCCAACGCCTTTATCTTGGCAATATGCGCCAATTATCGGTGTAGGTATTACAGCTCCGTTTCTGTCAAAAAATGTTACATCTGCCGCCATGCCAGCCGCATGAGCGTCATAATCCATGCCACCAATGCTACGGCAGTAAGCACCCGGTTCCCTGTATCCGTCATTAATTACAGCAGAAGTGCAATTAAAATTTGAATAAATTTTCTCAAGAAGCTCAATTAATTCATCATCAACCTTTACGATATCGCAACCATTCCTTGATTGAAATTCATGCAACACAAAATGCGGTGACAGCTTTCTGTCGCCGTTACTCATTAAATATTTTTCTATCATTTTATCATCCCTCACTCTCTGTTGAATGGTCTGAACACTGCGGTCGATATGCCGTCTGTAACTGCTTTGTAATCTTTGTTATATATATACATGCCTTTCGGGACATATACAGCTTTTGAATTGCCTAACGAATTTGTAGAATCGGGGAATACTATCTCATCTACCTCTACACCATTTTTATCTCTGATAGTCATAATGACAAATTGCCCCGAATACCCGTTAGTACTTATTACTAAATAGCCATCTGATTGCGTTAGGTATGCATTTGATGCTGTATAAGTAAATACGTCTTGCACAGTACCGAACGATACATTAGGTACATTACATTCCTCCCACTCAGACCATTCAGAATTAAAGGTGTTTCTTATATATATGTTCCTGTTATTTGCAGTAATGTATATCTGATATCCAAAATTATTAAGCATGTAGGTAAAGATATAACCTCGTCGAAACGCTCCAACTGGTGCATGTTTATCTGCTGACCAATTGCCGTTAGCAAGATTGTATCCAGTTGTTATGTCATTCCAATCATCATTTGTCGAAATAATCTTTCCATACACAAGTGAAGCGACAGCTTTGTTTTGAATCGCATTGCTGCTTGATGTAGATAAGGATGCGTCAATTACCGGCTTGTTGTTCAAGTCATTGTACGAGCCTGTGAAGGCTACTGTCTTAAGGTCTGTAAACCACTTGGCAATCTTACCAAATAATATTGACATTTTATCGCCACTTGCAACATTAGTTCTCGCTGTAGCCTGTGTAAATGTCACTGTTGCATCCTTGGCATTGCCATCAGAAGCAAGTGCACCTATATTCTCAGGCGTAATATTTACATTGCCACGCCTAAAAGTTGTTTCATTTGCTCCTTTAACGCCCGTTACGGGGCTTCCTGCGAGACAATCCCACATGCCATCAACAGTTTTATAAACATTAGTTCCTGCGGCTTGCGTGTTGCCAGCACCTTCCTTAAAATCGGTTGTTGTTACAAATTCATCTGAAATATTGTACATGTCGCCGGCTGTTACCAATGATAAGGCTGGCAGTTCCGCAAACTTAACAGTCCCCATCGGTCTTAAGGAACCGGCAAAACTTTCAGATATTGCTTTGCACTGCTCGTAATAGTACTTTGCACTATTAGTTTTGCCAGATGCATATTCTTGAGCATTTGAAGCGCTCTCATTAGCGTTGGTTTCACTTTCCTTTGCCGCTGATTCACTTACTTTTGCGTTGGCTTCACTTGCTTTTGCCGCCACTTCTGATTGCTTTGCCGCCGCCGCACTGTTCTTTGCATCATTCTGATATGCACTTGCACTTGCCGCTGCCGAGTTTGCGTCATCTGAATAGTTCTGAGCGTTACTTTCTGACAAAGCTGCCGCTGTTTCACTTGCTTTTGCCGCCACTTCTGATTGCTTTGCCGCCGCCGCACTTGTCTTTGCCGCTGTTTCACTTGCTTTTGCTGCCGCTGCACTTGCATTAGCATTAGTTTCTGAAAGTTCTGCCGCTGATTGGCTTTTTTCAGCCTTAGCAACTTGCACTTTGATATCAGCAAGGTAATTGGGTTGCAGCATTTCTTCTGTTACTGATGCATTTTTTATTTTCGCGCTTACTTTCCCTGCTGAATCCACTTCAAACGCAATTGTGGATGATTCAAGAAATTCATATTGCGTAATAAGGGCTGATAAATCAATATATTGCTTTGTTCCATCGTCAAGCGTTATGATTATCTGCTCATTCACAGGGTCATATGCAAAATTAATGGCAATTTTTTCAAGCTTTGTATCAATTGTAAATGATGAGCCGTTCATCTTTGTTATCGTGAAAGTTCCTGTATCTTCATCATAGGTTATCTCAGACACCAAAGAAGAAACTTCACTTTTCGATGCTTTAGTAGTGTCAATGCTTATAACTCTGTTATCAATGCTGTCAACAGCACTGTCTATTTTATTCAAATTAGTCTCATTTATCGGCGTAGAATCACTTGGATAGTTTTCCCAATTAATTCGGCTGTATACTTTCTGCATTGCCATTTTTTTCTACCTCCTGTAAATAATTTTGATATTGCATTTTTTCACTACGCCGCTGTTTTTCAGCGGCTTCAGATACTTGTTTGCAAGTATTCATCACATACGGCTCTAATATATAAAATGGCAGCTCTGCATTATTAAGCAGTGCCGCCATTCCGTTGCAAAATTCTTCAATTTTTACTGATATCGGTTTTTCCATAGTCACGCTCCTTAAGTTTCTACATCAGTTATTACCCCATTTTGGACAGTTACAGTCCATCCATTAGCAGTTGAAAATGTACCCCACCAACCATCATTAAGGTACTGCACCGCTGCCGGTATAAGGTCATTACCATTGCCATCTTTGAGTGAACCATATATAGCCACGTCATTAAGATATGTTGTTGCAGCATTATAAATGCCATCAGCATTGATTGTCACAACTCTGTCTGAGCTGTCTGATTCTACCCAAAATCCCACCTTGCCTCGGATTGTTCCCGAGTTTATCAATCCAGCGTTGAGATGTCCTGTTGTGATATTGTCTCCATTTATCGTTGTCTGCCCCGAAGTTGACAACTCTGAAAATGTGACATATCCGTTTAATTGTATTTTCTCAGCGCTTATCTGTATTTCCTCGGCAGATTGATTGATTTCACTGATTATGTTGTTTTTTGAAACTTTTGTTGATATGCTGTCGGCTGTCTGAGTGATTCTCGATGACAAATTACTTTCTGATTCTGTAGCACGCTTAACTTCGCTAGTTATCTGTTCAGCTGTTTGGGATATCTTGCTTGATAATTCTCCCTCTGATTCAGAAGCACGTTTTACCTCAGCTGATATACTGTCTTTGTTTTGGGTTATCTGCGTTGACAAGCCATCAGTAGTATCTTTAACCTCCGCTCTGATTTGTGAAGCTGTCTGAGATATTTCTGATGATAGCCCTTTTTCGACATCTGTAATTTTTGATTTTGTCTCATCAACAGTTCGTGTAAGCTCATTCGTCTTGCCTTTAAGCTGAATAATCTGTTTATTAATGCTATTAACTTTTTCACTTCTTAACTCATCGCCTGTGGCTGAATACTTATCATTCAACTGCTGTATTCCTGTTAATGTTCTTGCAAGCACATAGCTTTCGATTATTGCATACTTAGTGTTAAATCTAATTGCATCTCCTACTTCTATGCATGGATTTCCTACACATTCAGCACTAAAAGGTCTGTATACAACACCGCGGATTTTTGACAGCATATTTCTTGCAATGGTAGTTAATTCCTCATTGTTTTTGCCATAAACAAGAAAATTATTCTCTACAATGTAGGCATTACTGCCATCACCGACAACAATACCAATATCATTTTCTTTTTGCCTTATTTGCAGCTTGTTAATAGCCTTAACATTGTAATCTTCGTAACTTGAACTCTTATATGTAGCTTTGCCAAGTTTGTAATTTCTTGGGTCACGAGGATAAAGGTCATTTGCCGGATAAAGATTATCTGCTGGGTATAGTCCTTGCATTTCCTGTGCAAGAAATACATAGCAGAATTTTCCAAGCCTATTGATATGTCCAAAACAGCCATTTATCTCGCAAATAGCAGTAATTACAGCTTTACCGCTTAATTCCTGTGGCTCTATAGTCCTTGATACTGTCATGCTGTCATTTGGCAACACTGTTTTTACTTCATCTATGCCAAAATGCTTTAAAAAGCTATTTCTAAACGCCTTAAGACTAATTTGTGTATCTTTATCAGGAAGTGTTTCATTATACCAATCCGTTACATCAGCATTTAAAATATCGTAAAGAGCGTCATAAGCTGTAATTTCTCTTTTTGTTCTGTCTGCTGTCGGCTTGTCAGAATAAACCTTGTATCTTCCTATCTGAAAAGGCTTATCCGCATTATTATTAAGTGATATTATTTTCGCCGTGAGCCATTTATCTTTCATTGGCAGGAAAACATTTGACACTGTAAAATTTATCGAACTAGCTTCACAACACCCAAACGTAAGATTCTGCTGAGAACATAGACTTTCTTTTAAGGTAAATTCTTCCTGATGCAGTTCAGAATTGGTTATGCTGATTAATTCATCATCAGATAAGATGCTGAATTGCTTGTTGATACTGCCTTTGTAGAACATCTCGGAATAGTCATAATTAATCATCCCTCGTAAACACCTCCGATAAATGCCAATCTCACAGAATCATACTTAATAACATTGTCATATGTTCCGTATATGGTAGGCTGAAAATCCGCCATATATCCGTATTGTGTAATGTAATCACCATACTCGGGAATGTATGCGGTAATATAACACTCTCTGCCATTTGGATTAACAAATTGATTTCTTATGTTGTTCATCAAATCATTAAATTGTGCGTCCGTCAGCATCGGAACTGTTTCAAATTCTATTTTTTCAGCCTTAAGTTCAACCGCATCTCTATGAACATATCCGTTAGCATCCGTCCATGGGTCAAGATCCTGCATATTTACATAAGGGCTATATGTCGATGGTTTTAATATAGTGTTTGGAATGATATAATCCCCAATTTTAATAAGCCAGCCGTTATACGCCATTTTGTTACCTCCAAAATAAAAACAGCACCTACCGCAATTGATAGGTACTGTTTATTAAAATCCGAATGCCGGTTCCCCTGTTCTGTTCGTAAAATCATCAGCCTGCTTCTTGACAGACTTAAATATTTCCTGTCCATCAATCTGTATGCTTTGACCGGATTCTACTGCTGATATAAGTCTCCTTAGTAAAGCATTTGTTTCATTGTTGTTTTGCTGTGGTGCAGTGTATGGCTGAGTGTTGTTATATCTGTCAACATTAACCGGATTAACACTATCGTTGTAAAACTCTTGCATATTTGGTGCTGGCGCAATCGTAATATCCGCTGAAAAATCCTTTACTGATGCAAGCGTTTGGTTGTACAGACTTTCCATACCATTTTTAAAGCCCTCAATAGTATATCCACCAAGTTCATACATGACCTTTGATGGGCTATGAATATCAAGTGCCTTTTTAACTGTGTCAGTAATGTTGTTGGCGATATTATCAGCTTTGCTATACAAGTCATTTTCCATACCGCCCATTCCGTTAAGCAGACCCTGCATAGCGTTAGTTCCGATATCGTAAAGTTTGTCAGACAATGCGTCAAAGTTGCTCACAATGGTATCGACAAATCCTGTAATTGTGCTTACAGTACCGCCTGTACTATCACTGACAGCATTATTAAAGCCCTCTACAAAGTATTCGCCGGCACTATATGATATTTTAGATGGAGAATGTTCATCAAGTCCCTCATACATAGGGTCTACTACGCCATCTTCAACCCATGAAGAAGTTGTTTCCGCACTTGAATCTATACCATCTTCAATGCCGTTATTCAATCCCTCAACAACATTTGCACCGCCACTTTCTCCACTTGAATACATGCTTGACATTGAATCGGTAATTTTACCTTCAAAATTACGAATCGTTGTTCCTAAGCGGTTATAAGCAACGTCAGTGTTGGTGAGTTCGCCTTTGAGTTTTTCGTATTCTTCTTGGGCTGTCTTAAGCTGTTGTGCTTCCTTATCTCCAGCAAGATAATACTCACCAAGGATTAAATTCTTGTGAAGCGTAAGGGAGTTATCATAATCCTCTTGAGCCTTTTTAACAGCTTCACTAGCTGTTGCGACCCTGTTCTGTGCTTCTGTAAGGTCGTCTGCGGCATCTGCTTGTTGTTTGTATAATTCAACAAGCTTATCTTTCATTGCCTGTAGCTTGATATGCTCAAGTTCTTTCTGAATAAGAGCCTCTATCTCATCTTTTTGCGCCGTGATACAACCTGTTTCAGAATCAATAACATCATTAACTCCCGGGATAATCTCAGCCAATTGTTCAGCATAAGACCTCATTTGGTCTTTTTCTTCATTGGTAAGGTTCTCCTTATCAGCAAGTTCATAGTATTTATTAGCCAAATCCTGTGCAAGTTGTGCTTCTGCGGCTCCAGCGTTATTAACATAGTTGTTAGCAGATGTAACAAGATTATCAATACTTGCCCGAGTTGTTGTAAGTGCATTAATTACATTGTTAAAGCCCTCTCCCCATGTTTCTTGGTCGAATGCTGCTTTTGTTGATTGACGTAACAAGTCCCACGCCTGTTTAGTTCCATTAACTTCTCCAACCCATACAGCAAATGAAGTAAGGGAATTATTAACTCCTTCTGCCACCCAATCACCGATGTATTTCATCTGCTCAAAGAATGACATTTCATCAACAACCTGCTTTGCGGAATCACTAAGCTTACCGGCTATTAATTGTCCAAAATTCCAACCGCCGACTGCCGCTACAAATGATGCCGCTATGCCTGTTGCAAGAGTAGCTCCTATTTCTGTTGCTGTTCCTGCTCCAAACAGCACTGATGCATCTATTTTCAGACCACTAACACCAATTTTAAGGGCTTTAAGTAAGCCAGCACCTAGCGCACTTCCTATGCCTGCGTTTTTTCCGATTTCAACACCAAGAACACTAGCAAGCTTCTGTCCGAACTGTTTTGAGACAGTTTTAAGAGCGCCTTGTGCAAATATGGCTTTAAGAGCATTTTTGATAAATACTGTTCCCACAATAACTTCAACAGTATCAAGGTTAATTTCTCCAAAGAAATCGCCTATTTTATCAAGTACATCTTTCCACTCTATTCCTTTTATTGCAGTCTTAACTGTATCTTTTATTCCAGCCGCCCATACATTAAGTGTTTGCGCCAATTTCACAAAATCAAACGTATGAAAGAAGTTGTTTATTCCGCTTGCAATAGATTCTCCAAAGTTCTTAAAATCAAATGTTTCACCGAATGAAAGTGCTGAGTATATTGCAGTGTTCAAAGAGCGTGCAATGGTTCTTCCTACAGCTCCGAAAAGCTCCGGACTGATTAATCCATTAAGGAAGTTAGCAAGTCCCTCTCCAAATCCTGTAGCTTTCCGATATATACTTTCCCAATTAATGTCATTAAGGGATGTGTATATAGTGCTGCCAATTTTAGAACCAAGTTCGTAGAGGCTCTTAATATTACTTTCATAGTCTTTGAAAATTGTGTCTACTTGCACAAATTTTCCGCTAGAACCAGAAGCATCCGTAGTTCCTATTCCTGCGCCGCTTGACTTCTTGCTGTCTTGTGTATCTTTTGTGATAGTCTTAAGTTCATCAAAAGCCCTTACAGACTTCATGTTGTTTTTGGCGGCTTTTCCTGTGCTGTCTGCTATATCATCCGCACTATCAGCCATATCAGACCAATCATCAACCATGCCCTTGTCAGTTACTTCGTATTTCCATCCAAAGATTGCGCCAAGAGCATCTGTCACCATTTCGGAAAAATATATAGTTTTTTGCAGGGCATAATTAAGTGCTTTAAGATATGGCTTAAATGCATTAATCAAAGCTCCGCCGATAATCCCGCCTAGCTGTTGAAATGATTCCTTAAGAATAGTAACTTGATTATGCCAAGTATCTGCGGTTCTGGCAAAATCTCCTTGTGCAGCCGTTGTATTTGCAAGAACATACTGATATCTCAGCATAGCTTTTTGAGCCTGTGTCATACTGCTGATATTAGCATCAAGTCCATTCTTAAGCGCCCATTCTTTAAGAGTAGCCTGTGTTATATCAAGTCCGTATGCCCTAAGTGGTCTTGTCTGACCTGTAAAGATAGATTCAAGGTCTTTTGCAACATCTTCCTGTGCCACATCGTAAAATGACGCCAAATCAGCCGTAAGCCTTGTGAGATTCATTGACACGCTTGCCATGCTGTCAGCTGTCTTAATATATCCATTGGTCTTATTAGCAAGAAAATCATTTGCCTTGCCAATAGAATCTGTAGCAACACCCATTGCAGTTCCCATAGCTTGAAAACGGCTTGCATACTGCTTAACTGATAATTCGGACATGCCAAGTGACTGTATCGAAGATTTCGCCATACTGTTAATGGCATCTTCATATTGTCCGAATACCTGTCTTACTACATTTTGAACCTCAGTTAATGATGACGATATGTCTATTGCTCTTTTGAATTTACTAAAAGCTCTAAACAGCAGCCAATATGATGCATACACTTTGCCAATAGCTGACGCAAGGCTAAATGAATGTACTTTTGCTGTAGAAGCTGACTTTCCAAATGAAAACAGTTCTTTTGTTAATGAATTAGCGGCTGTACCTGTTTTTGAACCGGCTGATGCTAATTTAGCAAGTGCCTCTGTCATTTGTATAATGTTAGAGCTTACAGTTGGTGCCGTTGACAGCGTATTAAACAAGCCTTTAAGATTCGTTGCAAGCAGAGGAATGTTTGCTACCGCTCTGCCACTTGCAACACTGCCTAATCTGCTTATTGCCGATACCAACTGCGTCATGTTAGTCATATCAAAATTAAGCGCACCTATACCATTCATCTGGCGCACAAAATTTTGCAATTGTGCAGATATTGGCGAAAGATTGACAGATGCCTTTGTTCCTGTGGTTGTTCCTAGTTTCCTCACAGAAGTTATTAAGCTGGCAAGGCTATTTACATCAAAGTTGAGGCTACCTATGTTATTCATACCTTGAATAAAATTAACAAGGTCATCTTTCATCTTTATAAGATTCTGTGAACCTGCTGTAGCCTTTATTCCGCCAAGCTTGCTCAGCGATAAAGCAATGTTTGAGATTCCACTAACATCTATACTCCGTGTACCAGATATGCTGTTAGCAAGATTCTTCATTGCCGCACCTATGCCATACAGCGAATTGGTGTCCACTCTCGATAAATTGCCAAGTGATTTTGCTAATGAAGATATTTCTGTAGATTTTCCACCTTTGAATCCTGTGGCAGCATCAGATATATTTCTTATGCCGGTTGCAATATTTGATAGCCTTTGTGTATCAATGCTAAGGCTAGATGCTAAGTTTTTCATGCTTTCAGCAAGCTTATCAATTGATTTATTAGCATTGCTTGCATCAGCTTTAATTTTGATTTGAAGGTCATCAAGTTCCACAGTATCACCTCTTTTTGCGTAAAATAAAAAGGCGACAAGTTTTATTTCTTGCCGCCTTTAGGATGTGTCATTTCAAAGTTAGCCTGCATTGCCATAAGGCTAGCTACCACAAGCTCTCTCTGCTTTTTTATCTTCTCTTCTTTTGTTTGTGGGTCATTTGCAATTGTCAATGGCTCTTTAGGATATTCAAGCTTATTCTTACCCCACGCACCATTTCTAACCGCAATAGCTGTTGCCGGTATTCCATATCCAGCCCACTGCTGCCAAGCGCTTTGGTCTTCTCTTTTTCGTTTCATTTCATACCCACGCACACAATAATTAAGTTTGCGTGGATTCAAATGTTTAAACTCTTCAAGAGATATTCCAAGCGATACAGCCAACGGGAAGTATTCTTCCCATATTACTGCTCTGACGCTATCTGCTTTTTGTTTGCTATCTTCTTGGACACCGGCTTCGACATTTCCTGTATCATTGCCGTTATCCCCGACAGCTCGAAAAAACCATCATCTTCCATGCATTCTCCAAGCTGCTTATACAGTGTAAAGAAATTGAGCTTGTTGGCTCTCATATATTCTTTCATGATAGACTTAGCTTCTTTTGCTGATACAGGATTATTCTCAAGCATTCCTGCGTAAAATGCTGATGTACATATGCTCGCAATGTCCGCAACCATGTCTGATGTCCCGTTTATCACTGTTTCCGCTTCACCATTAGATGTTGGAGCGTTTTTTACAAAATACGCCCCAGAGCGAATGTTGAACATCTTCTGAACAATGTCCTTATTTTCTGCCGCTTCAAAGCTAAACTCTATCTTATATTCTTCCTCATTTACCTTAATATTTATCATATTTTTCCCTTTCCCCCTATGCTTTAGCATAGGAAAGGGGCAGTCCGTAGACCGCCCTTTCAATCAATTGTCATTCTGTTACGTCATCAAAGTATGATGTGTAATCGGCTGTTTTGGCGTCTTTGACGCTATTCGACACAGCCTTTTTTGATTTAGTCGAATAGCTCATTATTCCCCCGGCGTAAAAGCTACAGATTCTTCCATGCCCTTATACTCTTCAATCGTAAGGTTCATTTCAATCGTCAAAAGCTCATTCTGTCCGATTTCTGGCTGTGGAATCTGCTCTGGTGGCTGTGCCACAAAAAAGAAGCTGTCTGAAAATCCCGGAACGATAGTTTCAAACCACATACGCTTGCCGTCTGTAAGAGCCTTAAAAGCTGTTATAAGTGCTTTCCATTCCTTGAGCGTATCAGGTGTGAAGTTCACTGTAATTGCTACAGAGCCGCCTGTATCAGCCCTTCCCTTAACATATCTTGTAATCGCATCTTCAAGTGCTGATGCATCAATCTGCTCTGGCTCGATGTTAATACCGCCGATTGCATTTATTCTTGTGAGCTGTGTGAATGTTGTCGGCTTAGTTCCTGCTGTCGCTTCTACACCATAGCCAAACGTAACACCGAGTGTTGATATTCCTGCTACTGCCATATTGCTACCTCCTAAAAATTTGTAAAAAAATAAGAGCATTTCTGCTCTTTGTTACAATAATCTGTCATTTGCTCCGATTAACCGCCTAAATCGTGCGGTACTCTTATGTACTTTGTTACTGATTGAGAACTCCGGCATTGCATTGCCTTGAAACCTCATTGTCTTAAATGTATCTGCAATTACTGCCATAACCTTGCGACAGTCAGACTTGCTTGTGTTAGTTGTAACATCTACTTGAAATGTCGCTAACAATGCGTTAACTGTCTGTCCGTCAAGCGTTTGTCCTTGTTCTACTGCTGGCAGTAAATGAATGTATACTGTTGGAAATACTGCCTGACCACTGCTTTCCCCCTCATTGGTTATGACTGTCTTTGGATATTTCTTTTCAAGTTGCGTTAGGGTTTTAGCCTTGACAAGTGCTGTGACTGTATTTTCAAGGTCTGTCGCCCAATCGTTTGCATTTGCCATTAACTAAACACCTCTCTTGCTATCTGCTTATACTGATTAATAATCTCCATTGTAGCGTTATACATAGGCATTGTAGCTTTAACGCCGTGTGTATAGTGCCATTGATTATCATTACCTAAGTAGTACCAGCCATCTTCAAATGCGTGTATCTGCCCCGGGTATGTTCCTACACCCAAGCCAAAATCATTAGCCTTTGGGTTCTCGTTGCCGCTGTTGTAATAAATACCAGCACCAAATTCAATCGCTAACAGTGTGTAAAATGGCTCTCTATCTTCTACTTCAACAGTTTTACCTGTAGCAATTAAAATAGCTTGATAGCCATCTTGAATAGGCTTTCTGTCAACTCTCAATGTTACTGTCCTACCTAATGAGCTTTCATTAACACTCATAATTGCCGCTTTGTCGCCTAATTCTGCTAATCGTTCAACAAGCAATTCGCATTTATACTGTATGCTCTGCTTATACTGTTGTAGCTGTCTGATAGCTTCATTTATAGACTTTTCAGACAAGGATATATTAATTGTATGTCTTGCCATAATGCACCTACTTTACAACTGCTTTAAGCATGTACTTAGTTGAATACAATGCTGGCTTAATGCCTACAATCGTGAAATCCGCTGATGTTTCATCAACAAGACTGTCAGATGTGTATGTAGGCTTGCTATCAAGCCAAATAAGGTCGCCTTTTTGAATAGGCAGTGTATTCCTATCTGTCAGCAAAATAGCGTCAAAATCAGCAGTATCAAAGCCGTATTCCTTGCTTTGTGCTTCTCCGCCACTGAAAGCTATGTTTGCTTTGAAATCGACCGGCTCTGAAAAACCTGTTTTTTCTTCAAGGACTTTGGGTATCTTATTCCCCTCATCATCAAGATAAGGAATGAAGTTACCCTCTGTGTCGGTATATCCCTCATAAAGGATATTGCCGTCATCATCTCTTTCATAGATAGTTACTGTCTGCCCTTGAAGTGAATACTTCATAGCCTGTTTATTAATGTCAAGCATTGTTCTTTACCTGCTTATAAATCTGATTAACACCTGTGCTTGATAATCCGGACACAATTCCTACTGCTATCGCATTAAGAATATCATTTGCCGGAAAGTCAGGTATTACATACATACCTATAACGCCTAAGATACCGCCTGCAACACCTACGATTATAGGAATGTAATTATCCTTAATGTGTGGAATTGCCTTAGCTCCTAAGCCTATCAGATATGTAATTACAACGATTGCTACAACTGTTGTTACCGATGTTATATCCATTTTAATCTTTACCTCCATTCTTTAAGTGAATTTCCTGTATTTCGTTATACATCTTAGTTACCATCCCATTACCGCCTAAAGCGTGATATGCGTTATACATCTCGACAAAATTGTCATAGGCATAAGATGGTATTTCACCTATTTTCATATACTTATCGTGATATTCGATAAGTTGTACTCGCAAAAGCAACATTGTGCCTTTGCTATTGGCGTCTTTGTCTTTTTTCTGTTGCTTCAGAAGCCAAACTATATAACCAAGCAATATTGGTAATGCTATGGTGTAAGTCTGTAATAAAATTTCTTTCATTTTATATCTCCTGCAAAATTAATAGGCACACTGCCCACCGCCCCTTAATGTGTGCCGCCTGCTACCATATTGGTAACGCACAATCTTCTACAAAACCCTTAGCAAACGGAAATACCCCGACAAATAAGCTATCTCTATCTCTCCAAGTTCTGTTGACATCATTCTCATTGTAGCTTGCCATAAACGCTTCGCCTGCCTGCGAATGGTCATAGACAGCCAGATTAACAATAACGCTCTCAAATTTCTCCAAGTCCTCGGTTATCATTTCATCTGTGTAGCTGTCAGGGTAATTTCTTCTTGCCTTTACATCTTCTGTAGCCTGTTTAATAAGCTGTTCGATTATTGGATTATCTTCTTTGTTATCGAACACTACCACATCAGATGTTGTTTCATCATCATTTGTGACTGTATCAATATGAAATTGTTTAAGTCTGATTTTGACTTGTTCTAATGTGGTGTATTCCATAATTCAGCTCCTATAACCCTAATTTCTCAATTAACAGCTTCTTTAACTCTGCTCCTGTAAGTTCTTCTGCGTTGTCTATGCCCTGTTCTGCGGCAAAAGCCTGTAAATCAGATGTAGACATGCGATTAATGGTCGTCTTGCTATAATCAAAAGAAGCCCCAGAATTGTTATTTTCTGGAACTTCTTCGCCTGCGCTATACCATTTGCCATTATGAACCACTATATGTGGATATTTCATAGTTGCACCTCCTACTCTCCACTATGAACCTCATATACGAATGTGCTATCCATATTCTCGTATGATGGAAGCACAACTTCGGAAGCGAATGTTGACATCTTCATAGGTGGTCCGTACTCTGTCTTTGTAGCGACTGTGATACCTGTGCCGTATACTGTTACATCTACATCAGCTACCTGTCTTGCAGTTCTTTCTTCCGGTGTAGTGCCAAACCAAGTGCTGCCAAGATTGCCTTCTGGAAGAAGTGTGACCTTGTTATCTGGGTAGAAGTACTGTTCCTTGCCGTCATCATCAATGTACATCTTATCGTAAAGTACGATAGTGAGCTTTGTTCTCTTCTGCACTACTGAAATAACAGTATCATCGTCAACCTCGATAGTTGCTGTAAGGTTCTGTGCAAGGATTGAGTTTCTTATCTGTGCATTATCAAGCAAATACTGAAATGTATTGCTGTTCATAAGTGCATATCTAGCAATCTTGCCCTGCTTCTGTAACTTCTTTCTTGCGTTGTTAAGGTCTGTAAGTGGCTTTGAATTGGTTGTATCACTCCACATACTTGTGCCGGACAGCTTTGCGTAATGGTCTTTTGCATATGAGCCATCCTTATCATAATCGTAAGCATACTGAACACCATCGCTCACAATGGCAATTACTGGATGACCTGCATTTGTGGCAAGAAGTGACATTCTCATACGCTCTGGCACAACTTCTGCACCGCTTACAAGGTTGTTAGTATCGTCATATACGCTTGACAAAGCACTTGCAAGGTAAGGGTCGTCTGCTGACTGAATACGCTCGATTTCAAGCATTTCCTCTTCACCGACTGTCATTCCCTCACGGAAAAATGCCATCTGTGTTTTTTCCTTGCTTAATCCCTCTCTAGCTCTAAGTGTTGGGATTGTGTCAAAGTTGGATGGTGCAAGTGATACTGGAAGTCCTTTATGTGTCTTAATCCAGCTTAAATCAAGTCCCTGTTTCTTTCTTTCTGGAAACCACTGTAAGCCAAGATAAGGTATCTGATTACTAGCGTTTTCTGTTGCCGATAATGCAATAGACTTACTGTCTAATACTTCATTAATTAACATCTGTTTACCTCCTGTTATTACTCAAATACAATCATTGGAAGAGCTGTCTTAACTGCTGTCTCGTATGTAACGCCAGAATGTGCTTCTGCTACCTTTGTGTTAAGGTATGCTTTCTTAAGCAGTACTCCCTGTGGTCTGTCCTCTGTTACATCAAACCTTAAAATGCCTACTACTGTAGCTGTATTGTCAGCTTTGCCATTTGCTCCGATTGGAGTACCAGCCTTAACAATCTTCTTGCCCTGTGCGTTTTTAGTTGTTACACCATCAAAATCAAGTGTTAATGGGATTGCTTCGTTAGGCTCTCTCTTTAAAATCTGAACATCTCCTGCGTATGAAGTCTCTTCATACTGCATATTCATTTCCTTTGCCATTTTTTACCTCCTGTTATTACTGAATGTAATGTGATAAAACGTCATTGTTCTTAGGTGCATTAGATATAAGATTTTCTGCTATCTTTTCAGCGTTTGTCTTATTGTCTGCACCACCTTTATTACTGCCGCCGCCTGGAATATCCTGATGTTTAGCAATCTCCTGTTCCTTAGCCTGTGCCGCAGCTGTTTCTTTTTCGGACATAATCTTGCCAAGTTCGGTGTAATCAAGGCTTCCATCATCTTTAATAACTGTCTTTGCCTGTTCAGCAGTAATCTTAAAATTAGTCATAGCTGCTTCCCTCTGGTCTCTGATAGCGTTAGATTTCTGCAAATCTGCTATCTGCTGATTAGCTGTCTCTAAGGCTTTATTTGCCTTTTCAAGCTCTGTTAGATTGCCAGCCTGTATTTCATCAAGCTGTTTCTGTAAGTCGTCTGCTGTGTCAGCTTTAGCCTTGTAGCCGTCTGCTCTGTCTTTTTCTTTCTTTGTTTCGCCGTTGACCTGATTTAGATAATTGCTTACCTGTTCGTCTGTCGGCTCTGCTACTCCGATTGAAATAAGATTCTGTTTTGCCTGTTCTCTTGTCATAATTACCTCCGATTCACTACGCTTTTTTACGTTGGTTGCTCAACTTGTGATTTCTGCTATTTACCGCATAGCTGCAAAATGTATAAAATAAAAGCAGCTACCGATTATTCGATAACTGCCTTATTTTGCTGATTATTATTAGGTTGATTATTTTCTGGCTGTTGTTTCATCTCTTCATTCACCATATCTATTGTTTTATATAAAACATCAAAATATGGTTGTGACTGTAAAGATACTTTTTCCGCATCCCCCCATAATCCACACGTTGCAACCGCTATTCTTGGATTTATTCCTGCTTGTAGCATTTGTGTAAGTGCTTGTGTCTTTGTATAGAGATTATCTAACGGACTATGATTAATTTGCACATCAAAGTCTCTTGGCGATAGTTTTAAATCATTCCCTGATAATCGCAATACATTTAAAGTTACTATCGCAAGCCTTTTCTCTGCGGATTTTACAATAGGGTCTTTTTGCTTTGCTCTGGTTTTTGAAAAATCCCATCCAGCTCTCAAAGATACCGCTCCCTGTGTATCGCCGCCAGAGTTTTGCGATTCTCTATTTGGTATCGCTAGGATAGCTTGAAGATTATCGAGCAAATCATCTTTAGCAACTTGGCATTGTGTCTGATTAAGCTCCTGTGTCATAATATCGACATCAGACTTGTTGTCTTTATTCATTGACTTAACAACCAACGCATGATTTTCTTTCATTTTCTTAAAATTTTCTTCGTCAATTTCACAATTAACAAACTTAACCCAATACTCAACAAACTGCTGTATACTATCCATTCTGTTAGACTGCATGTTATTAATAGCATCCAGCATACCTATAACAAGCTCAATATCAGATATTCTTTCATGGTTATTAGGGAACTCTACAATAGGGATTTCGCCATATGTATGCAATTTAGCTTCTACAACCTTGCTGTCAACAATTCTGAATGACATTGTGTCGGAAAAAGCCATTTTATACCAATTTCCATCCTCGTCTTTAAGTTCTTGCACAACAAGCATAGGCTCTTCTGTGCTTTCATTGTAAACAACGTAAGTATTCATTGGCGTAGGTGCCACAATTCTGAATGGCACATCTCCATTTTTAGGTTGAACCGCTTTGAATGATGTACCCGTTGCCGACTGCCACTCCCCAGCTTTAATGTCTTTCTCCTGTTTATTGGCATCCGCCATAAAATCATTAAGTATGTCAACAGCTTTATTGATAGCTTCATCATCTTTGCGACTAATAAATTGGATTGGCTCACCATATGTTTGTCCTACCTTAAACTGAACAATTTCATATGCGTGATTCTCAACAATCTTGTTTGTAATATCTTCATTGGTTAGCTTATGCCTGTACAATATTGGTTGGTCGCCCTTGTAGTAATGCCACAGATACTTGATAACTGGCTTATTCCAATAAAATACCCCGATTGTATCTCCAATAACCTTAACAACATTGTTAGCAGTTATCCTGTCTACATTTGTGTATGCAATTTTTCTACCATAACAACCTCTAACAAGGTCTTGAAAATACATTGTGTTCATATCTTGCTCCTAATAAAATGTCATACCGCTTGAACATTTGCGTTCTGGCTTTTTCTTAACTTCAAAATAGTCATTTTTTGGTATAAAATGAATCCATTTGCCACAGTGCTTGCAGACAAGCTTGTGCATATGTGGGTCACGCTTATCTGCTTTTGTTAAAAATTTGCGGCAATATGGACATATTATTGATTTGTCTTTATTCGTGTAAAAAATCATATTTCCACCTCATTGCATAGCAAAAGCACCGCCACAATTAAGTAGCGGTGCTTTTTAATAAAAAATCGTGATGTTATGGATTTTGCTTTGCTCATTATAATAATACAAGATTTTTTCGTCACAATCGTAACAACTTTTAATTTTTTTCAATAAATCTTTGAAAAGCCATTTTTACGCTGCTTTCAGAATTTCCACCTATGATGTGCGCTATCTGGATCCAAGTTTTATTTTCTAAAAATCTAAGATTGATTATTCTTCTCATTCTACTATCGTCAACGCTTGCAATAAACTCTTCAACTTCATTGGTTTTTTCCAACAAATCATCTTCAAGCAACTGCAATGTGGCTTTTCTGGCATAAAGAAGTGTTTTCTTTCTGCTGTACTCTGGAAATGGTATGCCCTCAATCTTAAAATGTTGCTTGCCACCATTGCCACCGCTAACAGAATCTATAACCATTTCTCCAGCTTCAATTTTACTTATATCTTTTTCAAGCCGTTCTATCTTTGACCTTACTTCTTTCACCTCTTCTTGCAGGTCTGAATATTGTGATAAAACTTCCTTTGTTACCATAAGATATTAATACCTCCTGAATGGGTTTTGTGCTGCTTCAACTCTTGCTATTCTTTTATTGCCATAAATCATATCGCATAGCTGTGCTGTTGAATCCACGCCATCATCATGCTTCATTTTTCCTTCATATGTGCAAGAAAGAATGTTTTGAAAATACTTTCTGTATTCCTTACTTTGTCTTTCAAGCTTCACAAAATGCAATTTTCTGATATCTGGCGCATGATTTTTAATTCTGTCCATTTTTGCCGTTTTGTTATCTGCTGGGTCATGGCTTGTTAATACAGGGTAGCCATCTTTTTTCCATATATCTTCACACGCCAAGCGGTATCCTGATGTTGATTTTGTTTCCTCAAAATGTACTTCTGCGGTTTTGTTAGGAAATTTGTCTAAATGGCTTTCCATTCTGCTTGTTACTTCAGGAATTGTTATATCCTTATCGCCATCGTTATACACAGCATCAAAGACATAATGTTCTCCGTCAATTTCATAGCAAATTGGCATTGATACAAAGTCTCCACCGCCATATGCCGGGTCATTTGCAGCAAATATCTTGTCCGGTCTAATACCATCTAATTCTGCCGGGTCAAAGAAATTCATATTATCAACATTAAACATCTGCCCTTTTCGTTCAATAGGCTCTTGCTGATACTGTGCAAACCATGATGCCAAATCATCATTATTCTCAAATGAAGCCATTCTGCGCTTATAATCAAGCGTTGTGTAGCCCAACTTATAAGGATAGTCGAAGTTGCTCTCGTTGTTTTCATTAAGGGCTGGTATTATAATTTCTCTATGTCTTATGTCTGAATACTCAGAATCACTAAGAAGTAAGTCTAATCTGCGACCTTGTACATCTTTTGGTGCCCATCTGGTGCCAATTCCGAGCAGTTTTGCTTTACCCGGTTTAATTCTTGGTATAAAATTATTATCAAACTTGCCCCAAACAGTCCTCTGTCTATCCTCGCTTAAAGCTTCATCAATACCGCTAAACAAATCATCATATACCCCTAATCCATCACAGTCACATGCTCCGTTCAGTGTTCCGTATATAGAACGCATGGTGAATGTTGGGTATGTTTTTTTACGGCGAAAGTCTATCGTAAGGTCTTTTCCGTCTGTAATAATCTTTTTTTCAACAATTTCCGGGTAGATTTCCTTATAGGTGTACGTTGGGTCATTTACCATTTCTAATATTCCGTCATAAAATCCTCCGGTTATTTTGTCAGAATACGCCGAATATAGATTTGACCTCTCTGGTCTGTTTGAGCCAAACCACAAATTACCCATTTTAACAATTTGTGTCTTTCCAATACGTCCGGGGCAGAACACCATGCCCTCATCAAGTTTGTCATCGTACAAATCTTGAATGAGCTGTGCGACTTTGCTTAACGGATTTCTTCTCGGCAAATAAAATCTTTCCCATGGTGGTCTGTTTTTTTCCATGTAAATCATAAAACTCTCGAACTTATAACGAGATTCAAGCAAAAATATCTCAAAATATTTATCAAGCAAAGCGTAAGGGTCTGTTTCGTGTTGAAAATGGTAATAATCCAAATCCCATATTGTACCGCCCGAATGTTCCATGCAGAAACGCTCTATAATGCCTTTAGAGCGGCTTGTAAGTTGTAAGCCATACGGAATATCCTTTTCACCATTTATAGCCACATTTGAAGCTTCTACATAAGCGTTTATTACAGATTCATCTACGCCTCTTTTTTCTATATATTTTTCATATCCATTGATTGTGGAAATTAGGCTCTGACTAGCCATAAGAAAAGCACCTCCACTTTTCAGCAAAGGTGCTTATAGACCTCTGCCTATAACTGTTTAGGGTAGCGACTACAATCAATCTGTAGCCGGTAAAATTTTGTTAGAATGTTGGCATTGCGTCATTGCAAAGCGGATGTAATCTGCGTAAAAGTGCATTATAATCATCAATTACATATCTTACCGGAATTGCATATGCTCTAATGCCATATTTATCTGCTGTTTCCCTTTCAATGCAGCAGCCGTTCCAATCGTAGCTCTCACATATTCCAATGAATACATCAGCCTGTGCCAGCTTCTTAAGGCTTTCGCCTAAATACCATACAGCTTCTTTGCTGTCTTTAGGTGGGTTATCCTCAATGTAGCTGTCGATAAGCTCTAACTCCTCGCCCTCGTATATTTCAGCAATCTTTTTCATTTTCTGAATACTTGCTTTGATTTCTTCCTCTGTTCTGCCTTTCATTGGCACACTTACAAATAATTTTTTCATAAAATCTCCTTTCATAGCAAATAATAGTCTGTTTCTTCTAATCTATCCGCTGTTCTTGTCATTTCAATCTGTGTTCCGTTTTTATCCATTGTGCTGACAGATACATATCTGCCACAGCCGCCACTTTACATACTGCCAAGTCTTATTTCAGCTTTATCATCCTCAAACTTGTAGCATTTACGCATTTCTTCAATGCAGTTATTCATTTCTGTTATTTTCATCTTTGCTATCCTCCACAAGTCCATCAATTATTGCTCTTTCAAGCAATCTCTCAACTTCTTTTCGACGTTTTTTCTAAGCCATTCCGGAATTGAATCATCTTTACTTATGCATGGTGTCTTTGTTGAATAACCACCGGATATGTCACCGCAAAGCATTGTGCTTTGATATTCCATAATCTTGCTCCTTTTCCGCACTCTTTTATAGTTCTTTTGATTCTTCTATTATTTTTGCTTCTCTTGCCGCACAAAATTCTAAATAGTTTTGTGGTTTTCGTCCCAAGTGTGTCTCTGCATATCGTTCAACAGCGTTTTGTGAAATATCTACTCCAAAAGCCGTTTCCGCCGACTCGCCATTTCTACCGCCTATTTCGTGCGATTGTGCTTCTCTAAACGCTTCACGCTCTATTGATTTAATTACTTCTGCCATGCTCATTTCTCATAAACCTCTAATCATTCCTAGCCGCCCTGCACACGCGAGTGTTGCATCTCCTTGAATATCTAATACGCATTACAGAATCACGTATAAGGTCTGGCATATACCCTCTCTCTAAAATAGTTTTTGATATTTCTCTTGCTTGCTTGATGCTATTGAGTAGTGGCATGTTTAAATCTCTTCTAAAGTGCTTAAAGTACGAAAAGAACCATTCTCTTTGTGCATATCTTATATTGTGTCTTATTCTGCTATCAAGTCGCAGACAATGAAGTATTTCTTTAATCTTACTCATTTTCCATAAACCTCTCAAAAATTTTCAAGTTCTCAATATCACCATATGACACTTCCTTTGCATCTCGTGGAAGATAATATATAAGGTCTTCTATTCGTCTCCACATTTTAATTTGTCCAAGAATTGGGAGTTCCGTAAATTCTCCAATTCTGCAATTTGAATAGCCAATAATGTCAGATGATATAATAGGCCTATACCAACCACCGTTTGCATTCCAAAAAATTATCATTAAGTCCTTTGTGCACAACACTAAGTCAACAGAATTGATTTTAACTAACAATCCTTTATCGGTGAGCCTTTGCCTTAGTGATTTAAACTCTGCGTCTGCTACCTTTGCACTGTCCGTAATCACGATAATGTCATTCATTCCTCATAAACCTCTCAAAACCTTTTCTGCACTTAGGGCATAATTCATATGTTCTTTCCATAAATTCATATCTACGGACATTCTTGATTTCAAGGAACATATCATTATCCTCAAAATCAGGAACTATGTCTCCGTAACTTCCGACTTTCTTAAATTTAACTTTATTCCAGCTTTTAGGTATTATTTCTTTTCCGCACCTGTCGCAAGTGTGCCATTCTTTTTGATGCTTCATTCTTCCACCAGCTTTCAAACTAACCCTAGCATATATAAAATCTCAAGTCCTGATATTTCCTTCGCACCCTCTCTTGTGTGCATAAGAATTTCTTTAAGCCTTTCATTTTCTGCATTGCTGTATGTATTTCTATCATATGCTTCCGAAAAACAATAATATTTGCAATATCCGTATCCCGCACCAAGCATGTTCCCATGAACGCTCTTTCCGACAATATCGTAATATTTTGGCACTTTTAAAATATCGTGTTTTTCATCTAGGGTACATTCCCTTTGTTCTGCTTTTAGCTTTGATTGGAGATATTTCAGAAAACTTCGTATATCCCGTTCTGATTTTGAAATATATAAAATAGTTTCTTTCATTTCTCCACCTCTGACAAATCAATAACAATTAGGACTGCACCATAACATTTCCATAAATCGCATCTTTCTTCTTCGGCTGTTTTTCTATCAACATAAAGTGAATGTGGTTTGTTGCTTTTAGCATTAACAAGTGCATATTTGTATGTTGGATAATACTTTTCCTTTGCTTCTGCAAGATTCACCACTTCACCAACTTTCTGCCGCAGATAGGACAATAAGATATTTTTGTTTCCGCTTCCAAAGGAATGGCACCTACAAAATATGAACTTTGTAGAGTTCCTATAACTTTTAAAGTATTACCGCCTTCTATTCCAGTGGTAACCATTTCAATCACATCAGGTTTCTGCTTTATAGACGAAATTATCGCTTTGGGCTTATTATTGCAAAATTCACACATATTACACCTCAAATCTTCGTAAATATATCCAAATCATAGTTATCTCTGATATAATCGACAACTTCCTGTAATTTGCTCTTCACAAATTCATCTTTGGCAATATCTGGGTGGCAATGCATTGTACAGCTATCTTTCTTGCCTTGTGTCTTATATTTACGATAATTAAAAGTCATTGTAAAAAGTGGTATTTCTGTCAGATTCTTTGTCTTTCGTCTTATCCAACGATTAACAATTCTCTCAACCATCATTCTTTCCCCATAAATTATCTGGTAACTCCTCGCCGCCATAAATCTTGCGCGCATATTTTCTAAATGTACGCACGCTACACCCTACTATCTTTGCCGCTTCTTCTTGTTTGATTCTACCTGTTACATACAAATCCATTGCCTCATAAAATTTTTCCTTGTTTAGTGCGTGTACGCCTTGTGCCATAAATACTGCTCCTTAATTTTAGTAATCGGATAGACAGGACTTGAACCTGTGACTGCTTGAATAAATCAAGTGTTACTCCCAACTGAACTACTATCTGTTGTACAGTTTCTTGTGCTGGAAAGTATTTATGGCACTTCATTACACTATCTGCCATCCTGTTCGCAGATCAACCAACACAAGCATTTTAATTATTTCAGCAGGGATACTGCAACGCCTGCTTATTCGGGAGCTACCCGACAACTTGCTATGGTGAGGATTTGCACCTCCACATGACACTTAAGACGAGTTATCTAAGTTGCAGATTTCAACTCATAAATCTACTGCAATACTGGCTACCTATTTCAGCACATAGCAACTTACTCACACCTCTTAACCTAGGATAAGTCCGCAAACAGCATTACGCACGCAGACCTAAGAAGTGCTTTCAAAACGCCGATATCGTGAATCGAACACGAACAACATTTCTGTTGGATAGCTTAGCAAGCTACCGGAATACCATTATCCCATATCGGCTTAACCGAGAAGCGAGGCGCTAACCCTCTTTATTCTGCTGAAGCTTCTCGGTATCACATTTTTACAACGATTTAGCCATTAGGCTGTGATTTTAGGTTAATCGTGAACCCGATAGAACCAATAGGGAGTTGCACCCTATCAGCCCTAGTTGTTACTTTTGCAAAGGAGTACATCGTTGCCGCCTTTTACGGCTGGGTGGTACAGGTTGATTTTCACAAAACCTTCACGGGGTTTTTGATGCCCCTTAACAGCTCTCGCTATGAAGGTAGAAAGGAGTATTACACACATGCAAAAAGAAAAGTGTAACACAAAGGTGAAATCAAAAAATGATTTCACACAGGACTAGTGGGATTTGAACCCACGAATACAGGAATCAAAATCCTGTGCCTTACCGCTTGGCGATAGCCCTAAAATGGTGTGTATTCTCAGCTTTTATTCCACACCAGCCTCATTATCAGTTCTTTAGTGCGGACTGTTAAGGCTTGCTTTTAATTCCCTCGCTTTATTTTCATACCAATCAATCTTTCCCTGTTCCTGTATTGGATTATCCTTAAGACCTATGCGGTATTTATACTTGTATGCCGTCATTTCGCACCACATAGCAACTTTCTCTTCGCCCCAAATATCAATCATTTCTTCAATGCATTCTTTACGACCGCTTCGGTTATAATGTTCAGGGTGATTAATCATATCTGACATCACATGTCTCCTGCTTCACGATTATTAGCCTTATAGACATCAAAGCCATCCGGATATCTTGCTTTCAGCTTATCAATGTTAATCTGCATGATTTCGTCAAGGCTGAATCCGGCAGATTCACACATTAAAGCTACATACCAGCATATATCGCCTATCTCTTTCTTGAAATGCACCTTTTCAAGCCCTGATTCATGAAATATATGCTTTTTCAGCATATCATTAAGTTCCCCCACCTCACCGGATAAACCTAATGCAGCGTTTACTATGCCGCCTATATCCATATCAGACTTGTTAATTATGCTCTTAAGTCTGTCGCTGTCCTTTCTGTCATTAGTCTGCATAGCCATATTCTGATATTCATTGCCTGTCATCTGTCTAATCCTCCTAAATCAATCTTGCCAGCATATATTTCATTCTCCCACGCTTAATTATATATATGCTTCTTGTAATACTCTTAACGCTATATGTATTTGCAAGTAAGATTAATTGTCTTGTTGTTATTTTAATCATATATACTCCTAAGCCTTTTTGTTTTAAAAAATGTTTGTGGGGCTTAATTGCACGCATTGCGTGGTATCTATAAACCCCCTCCCCGGGTTCCTTTAATTGTGTGAATACTGTACTATTTACACACAATTCAATTTGTTTCGTTTTCTAACTTCGTCTAACCATAGTTTAGCGAAGTTCGTTTATTTGGTAAAATATTGCAAGCTCAGTATTTATGCGGCTTGCGGCTATTCATTGAATTGTGTATCTTTTTCGCTCAATTGCAAGGGTGATGAACACTCTAATTGTTCTACATTTTCACCCAATTTCGGAAGGCTCGCAGCGTCATTTATTACATGTCTGCTAACTTCCCTAACGCCCGGCATGTTCCACGCATGTACCTTGTTCAACTTCGGTAAGTACTTCATCGGATTGTTGCGGCGGTCTTTCATGAGATTGAACAAACTTTCTTCATTATCCTGCATGATTTTTTCATGCAAGTCAAAAAAGTTCGAGCTTGATCTATTCCCATTGCTCCAATTATACAGCGTCTGCTTCTCAATACCTATCATGTCGCAAAATCCTTTTTGTGTGACTTCCTGACAATGTTTATTGCAAAGACGTTTATATATATTATTATATACATATGCTACATTATCAAAATCATACATACTACTTTTACTATTTACATCTAAATTTTTATTTATTTTTAATAAATTACGGTTTGGAAAAAATAAAGTATTATATAGCTCTGTAATTATATCAGCCCAAATCGATGGGTATATATCTTTCTCGTCAATTTCGTTATCAATGCAATAATTAGTTACAATGTCCGCAGCTACAGTCGGCATATCTTCAACGCTTGCTATTGTCTGCGCATTTTCGTCTTTCTTCATTCTCTCCGCCTCCTTTGCTGGTTATTCTTAAAATCAAAAAAACTCAGCACTTAAAGAACAATAAAATAATCAAGTAATACAAATATAGCATAATCAATATAATTATTGCTATATTGCATATACTCAATATTAAATTACTTTCTTCAGTGCTGAGCTATTTATATATGCTCTAAAAATCTTATATACTGACAATACAACACATTTATATATCTGTCAATAATTATTTTTAAAAATTTACAAATTATTTTAATTATATTATATGCATTGTATATCATGATAGTATTTTAATTTTAATAAAAATATAAGCTTATTATTGATTATAGGGTTTTTAAAAAATATAAAAGGTTTATTATTAATAATATATATACAGAAACAGATGTCTACCTACTGTATGTATATGGTATAGATACCCTATACATACCATATTTTTTAAAATTAAAA